GAAACATGGCGAGATGAGGGTAGAGCGATTAGTTAAAGAGCTAAACGCAACTCGCGCCGCTTTAGAGCAGATGACCGAGGACGCAGTTCGCATGAGGAACTTATTAGAATAATTATGAGCAAGCCATATATCGAAGACGAAGATCCTGATCTGTAATCATGAGCGCGTACAATGAGACAAACTTTAACAAGATGCTAGAAGCATTTACTGAGCTGAAACTGGAAAGAGATATGGTAGCCAATGCCTGCAATAATTTAGTAAATCACATGGTTACGAAATACAATTATACAGACGAAGATGTGGCGAAAGCTGTTAATGGAGAGCCATTAGAAGAAGTTCTTACTATACAACCATAAAAACAAATAGATTGTAGTAGAGACATTATGTGTCTATTGCTGACAACCAAAGCCGATTAGATATAAGATATGAAAAACAAATGCTCCTGCTACGGAGGATTCGATTGCGTAATCTGCAATCCTGACAAATACGCCGACACACCACGAACGGATGCCGCCGAACCTCAACTCCACAGCAATCTGGGAGGATGGGTTAGGGGAGACTTTGCCCGTGAGCTTGAGAGAGAACTAGCCGCATCAAATGCCGAGGTCGAGGAACTGCAACAACAGAAAAGGAACTGCCTTGAGATCATCGAAGATGACGCAAAAGAGAAGTCTGAACTAAAATCCGAAGTCGCCTTCTGGAAAGCCAAAGCGTATGAAGCCGAGGAAATGGAAGGAAAGCACGAGGCCGAGGTCGAGAGGCTAAAGAAACTCACTGAAGACTGCCTAAACGTCATCCGAGTCTATTGCCCGACTTATTACAATGACGCTATGGAGCGATTCAAAACCATAAACTAATGCACGCACTAAAAAACCCTAAGCACGAACGATACGCACGCTTGCTATCGCAGGGGCTAACCCAGAAAGAAGCATTCATTAAATGCTATCCCGACCAAAACCCTGAGTACGTCAAACCTAATGCCTCGCGCCTTGCTAATCAGCTCGACGTGATGGCTCGCGTAGCCGAGATCAAGGAGATGGTTGACTCCCAGTATGCAATGCAACTTGGCGAGAAACGTGATCTCCTACGCCGGATGATTGATGGCCTTGTGCCGACCAAGGTAGTTAAGAAAGCCGATGGTAAGATCGAAGCTATCTTTGATCGCCTAGCCGCGCTCCAGATGGACAGCAAGATCGCCGGAGAGTTTGCGCCAGAGCAGATGCAGCTATCAGCAGGGCCGACACTCAAGCTGGAGTTCAACATGGTAGGCCGCAACACTGCGCCAAACGATGCGCTGGAGGCGGAGTGGGAGCGCATCAACCCTGAGACCATCAAGCTCCTGAACGAGCAGGAAGACCTTACTAGGTTTGAGCAGGCGAAGGTAAAGCCAGATCGCACACCTAGCCTTGACAGCCTAGCGGATATCATCGATGAAATGGAGATAGCTAATTAATTATGAAAGCCACACTTGAATTCAATCTGCCGGACGAGCAGACCGAACATTACAACGCCATCAACGGATCGACCTTTAGATATTGCCTAGAGGAGCTTGATCAAGAGCTTCGCAACTGGCTCAAGCATGGTCATGTGTTTGAAGATCCTACTGATGCACTAGCGGCTGTCCGAAAACACCTTCACGACCTAATCAGAGACAACGACATTGTGTTGGAATAGACTTAGCATTTAAGTTTGACATCGCAAACTGCGATAGCTAATAGTGTCAACACTATGGCTAACTACTTCGTCAAAGGTCAACTCTACACCAACAGCAACTCCGATCTGTACGGAACCGACAAAGGTTCTGTCGTGACTAATAAGCAAGATCCCAACATGAGGATCATGACTTGGCTTTGTACTGCGGTAACAAATACGTTTGCAGTCTTCAAAAGCAAGTCTGGTAGCCCTAACGGAACAGTTCACCGCCTTCGTATCTATCGCGATCAGCTTGGAAAGTTTGTCTTCCCTCGCGGACGCTTTGATGGTGCACCTGTCTTCCGTAGCTAGTCCTACTTGTTTATAGCTTTCTTAGATGGCTTTGCCTGCACCTTTGCGTGCGCGCGACCATAGATAGTTTTGACTTGTATTGACTCCGGCAACTGCTGGACAAAGATCTTTAGGCGCAAAGCAGACTCAGGACTCATGATTTTAACTAGGTGAGAGAATTCCTTTCCTGACGCTGCCAGCTTAATCGCCTCGCTATATGTGTGCCGCTGTAAATCGTCGTATTCTTTAAACATGGTTGCAATGGATTAACAGATTAGCTAACGATTACAACTTATGAATTCATCCATTGAGGATACAGGATACAGGATACAGCCGCCGCTGAGTCAGAAGGTCTACCATCAGCACGCTATCAATATCCGTAAGGAAGCAGACCGCGACGATGAGATGGGTATCCTGTATGCCGCGCAGTACATCTTAGCTAATGCAATTAAGAACCCTGTTCAGATAACAGAGATCGACGTGCCAACGGCAGAGGCAGTCGTGCGTCAGTATGTGCAACACCTGCTGGACTACAATCAGTTTGAGGCTGGGGCTACGATCCTCTGGGGTAGTCAGGTTTATGACTGGAGGCCAAGGTTTGGAAGAGACACATGGAGATGCTTATTTGAGCATGACCAGCTAATGGTTATGGGAGCTGGAGCCTGCGGCAAATCGTTTTCTGGCGGTGCTTGGTTCTATTTGGATTGGTGGAGAGATCCGGCGCACACCTGCATCAAGGTAATCTCTCTTACCAAGGAACACGCAGAGCGAAACATCTTCGCGGCGATCAAGACATTCCATCGGACAGCATTAGTCAGACCGCTGACAGATCAGACAGAAAAGGCGACCAGCATTCAGGTTAATGGCGATAGCAAGAACGGCATTCAGCTTGTGGCGATCCCCAAGGGCGAGTCAGGACATGGTACGCTCCGAGGATATCACCCTTCGCCAAGGAGTGGGCAGGAGCATCATTTGTGGGGAAGACTGAGCCGAACACACGTTGTTCTGGATGAGGCCGAAGAAATCCCGTCTGGAGTCTGGGAGGGAATTAATAACATTCTGTCCACATCCGATACCGAGAAGTACGCCGGACATATTAAGATATTCGGAGCGAGCAACCCGAAGGATCGCACAAGCGCATTTGGTCAGCGGTGTGAGCCAAAGGATGGATGGGGTAGCGTAGACTGCGAGGATGACTTTGAGTGGGATAGTCGTGAGGGCTACAAGGTTTTGCGGCTAGATGCGGCGCGATGCGAGAACGTAATCGAAAAGCGTATTGTGTACGCCGGATTGCAGACCTATCAGGGATTCATGAGCTATATGTCGAGAGGCCGAACAGCAGAGTCGATGACGATGGCTCGCGGATGGTTCCCAGAAGAAGGTCAGGCTATGGGAATCATCGCGCCAAGCATGATGGACAACGCCATCGGCACAGTGCGGTTTATCGGGCCTGTAGTGCCCCTAGCGGCCTTCGATTTGGCCTTGGAGGGTAATGACCAAGTAATGTGTTCCTATGGGCGATTTGGGCTTTGTGACGGATGGACACCCATGAGTGGCAAGTTCATTGAGTTCAAGAAGCCAAGGACGGTTCTTCAGCTTGACTCCCAGATTCCATTCCCAAAGAAGACTACCTTGGAGCAGGCGCAGGCGATCATCAACTTCTGCAAGGTCATGAAGATTAGCCCGAACTGGCTTTGCGTTGATCGTACAGGAAACGGCGCAGGCATCCACGATTCGCTCTGTTCCCTTTTTGGAAACGAAGTCTTGGGCATTAACTATAGCTGGGCGGCAAGTGAAACGCACATCCTTGGTGACGACAGCCAGCGAGCCAACGAGCTTTACAATGGTGTGGTGACTGAGCTGATCTTTGGACTTAGCAAATACCTAGAGTTTGAGTACCTGAAGATCTCGCCATCGTTTAGGAATGAGGAGCTGACGCGACAGGCAACATCGCGCCGATACAAGCAGAAAGGCTTGGGCATGGTGCGTGTCGAGAGCAAGGGAGAATACTGCAAGCGGACAAGGAGCAAGTCGCCGGATGAATTGGATTCCCTTTCCATGCTGGTATACCTAATGCGGCAACGAGGAGGGGCTGTAGCGACGATGACTGAGGCAAAGCCTGATCCTAACGCTAACAGGCGTGAGATCCAGAGTCTGGTTGACTCTCTTGAGTTTGTTGATATGTCTGATTAGTCTTTTACCCTTTGGTGTAATGGTAGCACAAGCGACTTTGACTCGCTTAGTCATGGTTCAAGTCCATGAGGGGTAGCCAACTCATCAGTTAGGCTTACAAGTTGCCGATCATTCTGCCGATCTGTAACAGAAGCTATGGTTTGCTATAGGCAGCATTACTGCCGATAGCGTAAGCTATAGATGACATAAGCATGATATATGTAGTGCGAACACTACACTCGTTGAGTGTAGTATGCTTGCTAATCTTATCATTATTGATAATTTGGGAGAGTGAAATGAATAGTGGGAGTTTACTATTCATAAATGGTATATGTCGTTTACTATCAACGAGTAGTACGCAATCAATACTATTCATGGTGGCGCATTCAATAAAAATCTATCTTTTTAATAAGTATACCCTATTGGGTATTATTTTTGAGTTATAAGTCATGAATATACCTTTAAGGGTATAAAAATGATCTATATGTCAACTTTGTGATGAGTTTTCGACGGCTGGAAAGCGTTTTTGAGTGAAATCACTCATTATCCTGAGTTAACGGGGGTGATTTGCTTAAATAAGAAACAGGATCGGAGTTAAGGCGGGTAATCAGTAACAGGATTAACTTTAGTGGGGTTTTTTATTTTGCTCAACGGCTAGTGCAAGTTTTTGAGTGAAATTACTCATTGGCTTGAGTTAAACCCTTGACACTTATCAACAAATGTCTAGGTTTTGTAACGGAATTAGGCAAAGCCCTTAAACCGGAAAAGCATGGTTCCTCCATATTCTCCCCATACCCTCTCCTCAACCTAGCGGTTGAGTGATGGGCAAGGACGCAAATCGGGGGAGGCACTGAGGGGCGAAAGCCGGGGGCGTTAAGCGTCTTATGGCGAGTAGTAGCGACCTGAGCCTCCTCCGACCATTTGTTGGCATCACCAAAAAGGTCTGGATGTCCCCGAAATCCGTTTCGGGAACATACTCGGACGCTGTTAAGAAGGGGGCTTGGTAGTCAGCATGACTATCTGACTCCGCGCTGGCGGATAACGGGGGTTACCCAATCCAGCAATAATTTCGGGCGGGGCATTGAGGGGGTTCTTTACGCCGTGGCAAACGGATCGGAACTAGCGACTTGAACCCCGTCCGACCTTTTGTTGGCATCACCAAAAAGGTCTTGATGGCCTAACCAAGATCGCCATATCTTATCCCCTCACCAGACCGCCGCCAGCAATGGACGCGGATTGGGGTAAAGGGAAATCGCTCTCCACTAGCCGATTAGTTGCTGGTGGGGAGTTTTCTTTTTATGGGTATAGTCTAATTTGTTAACGAATTGTTTAGACTAAGTGCTAATAATCCCCCTATAGGTTAATTTCACAGCACCAATCTAATCAAATGGAACTACACACACCTAAGACAATCGAACAGATCCCACTCAAGAAACTAACGCCATACGCTCGCAATAGCCGGACACACAGCGACATTCAGGTGGCGCAGATCGCGGCATCTATTAAGGAGTTTGGATTCACTAACCCAGTATTGATTGACGATGGCAACGACATCATTGCCGGACACGGCAGGGTACTAGCGGCAACCAAGCTGGGGCTAGACACAGTACCATGCATTAGGTTGAGCCATTTGACAGAATACCAACGCAGGGCGTACATAATTGCTGACAATCAGCTAGCACTAAATGCATCTTGGAATTTTGATATGCTTTCGGTCGAGCTTGATGAGCTTAATGATGCTAAATATGACATTTCGTTGATTGGCTTCAGCACAGCAGAATTGGCAGAAATCATCGGATCTCCCAACGAAATTGACGTAAATGAGGATGAATCATTGATAAGCGATAAGAAATCTTGTATATGTCCCAAATGTCAATGGGAGTTTCTGCCATAAAATATAAAAGAGGTCATGTCAGGGGAGATGGCATGGTGTTTTGGAGATATAAAAAGGAATCCCCAAATGGAGAATATTGGGTTTCAAAAGAAACCTACGAAAGTCTTTATAAAGGCAATCACCAATCAGCAAGAAAGTGGCAGAAGAATAACCCAGAACTTCATTCCATCAGGTGTAAAGAAATAAGAAAAATAAAAGACTACGATAAAGATAAATACCAAAAATTAAAAAGAACAAACCCTGATCTTCTAAGGAAGCGTCAGATTCAAAATAGGGATAATTCAGCAGTGAATTCAGCAAAAAGAAGGGCAAAGAAAAAATTACTACTTCATTCAAATCACAACCATAAAATAGAAAAAGTTCTACACCAGCAAAGACTAAGACTTTCTAAGATATGTGGGTTTGAATGGCATATTGATCACATCATGCCATTGGCATCAGGAGGGGTTCATCATCACACAAATCTACAGCTTCTTCCTGCGTCTCTTAATATTAGAAAAGGAAAAAACCCTAATTTTGTGCTTCCAGATTGTTACAAAATGCATATAGATAAATAACTATGCCAAAAGTTATATTAGGAATGATTCCGCCATCTGGCTGGCATTATGTCGAGTCGGATGTGCGTCTTAACGGAAGCACCTACGACGACTTGCTTAAGAATGTTGAGAGCTATCGTGCAGAAAACCATGTACCCATTGGCGATGTGGAAGGAGATGTGACTTCATACATTTGCACAAATTGGCCTCAGTTCTGCCACGGCGTTGACATGGTTACGATCACTAGCGTCAACCCATCGGGCGAGTTGCTTAATGACATTCAGACTTGGGCAAAGAATATCCAGAACTCCGGCAAGCCCGTCATGTACGTTACGGATGAGTTGGCAGAAGAGAGGGCCAAGACCTGTAGGGGATGCGTTAATAACGTCAATTGGAGAGGCGGATGTTCCTCATGCATTAGTTCGACGGAAAGGCTATGCGCGAGCGTCAGGCAGGCCCGTGACACCGATTCAAGTGCTGTCCTTGGCGGATGTAACGTGATGCGTCACGACAACCGCACAGCAATCTTTCTTGATAAAGAGGAGCTTCAAACAACATCCAATCTGCCAGCCAATTGCTGGCTAAATCTATAATATGGCAAACCTTAAACCGCTACCTCCAAGGATCACCGATGCATTTGCAAACAAGGCTCCACGCATGGTGGACG